GCTTTCATTTTCACACTATAGACACTTCCGTTGACTAAATCCGATACAACAAAAGGCGACACATTTCCACTCAATTCCATAAATACTCCCGAATTCAAACTATATTGGATGTTTGTGATGTTCGATCCGTTGGCGGAAGATACGTAATGAACCGCTAAAGAACTGTTGGATGGAATCACATCGACAATAACGGGAGTCGAAGGAACACCGCAAGGAACCACGGGCATGGATTCTTCCGATGAAGCAGAACGAGCACCCAAACTAGTTACCGCACGCAATACCACACTGTAAGAAACACCATTGACAACACCAGCGATTTCAAACGGGGATACGAGAGAGGGCGCGTTGGCAAATGCCGACAATACACCGTCTTGCTTCAAAGCGTATTCGTAATAGGAAATAGAAGAACCGTTGGCATTTCCAGCAGTGAAGTATACCTTTATTTTTTCATCAAGACTCTCGACTACGTTAATAACAGGAGCATCTGGAACACTAAATGGAACAACGGATGCTGACGGAATCGATGGTCCAGACATTCCAACACTATTCACCGCACGAATACGAACAACATAGGATGTTCCGTTGGTCAATCCATATATAGTTGCGGTTTCATCCGAAAAGGCAACATACTCTCCACCATTCACCGAATACATGTATCCGGTGATTTCTGACCCGTTGGATTCCGATGGAAGAAACGATACGGTAATCGATTGGTTTCCGCCCTGAACACCCGTAATGTATGGTTTACTGGGTGGTGCGCAAGGAACCACCGCGGAACTTGGTTCAGATGGTTCAGATGGACCACTATTGTTCACCGCCTCTAAACGGAAAGAATACGAAGTTCCGTTGGTCAATCCGGTGATGGTTAGCGGGGATTCGGTTTGTTGTGCCCATTTATACGCGACTCCACTATTGTCGGAATACAAATATCCTTTGATTGCCGAACCCGTATTGATACCCTCTTCGAATGTGATTTCGACACTACGATCTCCGGGAACCACCGAGGTGATGGTAGGTGGGTTGGGGGAAGATTGTGTGACGAAAGGGACAAATGCGCTGGATGGGGCAGAAATATTGGATTCACCCACTCCGTTTACTGCCAACAAATAGACCATATAGGTAGTTCCGTTGGTTAATCCGGAGATGGTGATTGGTGACATCGTTCCAACAGCATCTTGGAAATCGGTTCCGTTGAAGGAATATCGGTATTTGGTAATGACAGAACCGTTGAAAAACCCGGCTTTGAATTCGACTTCGCACGAATGGTTTCCAGCAGTGACACTGGAAATCGTGGGTGCTTCGGGCACGGTGCGAGGCATGAATTGTGAACTGGAGGCGGTTTGTGAAGCACCCGCGGCGTTCACGGCTTTCATTCGGATGGTATAGGCTACACCGTTGGAAAGATCCGAGAGTACAAATGGTTCAGGAACGGGTTGGTATGCTCCATTGTTTAGAGAGTAGGTGAATCCGGTGATGACCGAACTATTGCTACTTTGGGCAGTGTAGGCAATCGTGGCACTTCCATTATCGACTTCAACTAGGTCAATTGTAGGAGCAACCGGGTAAGTGTATGGAACAACGACGTCACTATCCGACACAAGAGATGTACCAATCGCGTTCACGGCATTCATTACAACCGTATATTCGGTATTTGCAGTGAGTCCGTTGATTAAAAAGGACGAAGCATCGTATAATACGACGGGCACTGAACCATTTCCGATGGAATACGTGTATCCAGTAATGGCGGATTGGTTTGCTACTGGAGCAGTGAAATAGACCATCGCGGAGTTGTTTCGCGCAACGATACTATCAATGACGGGTTTCTCGGGGACAGACATACCGACAAAACGTGCGGTAGAATATCCAGATTCGCCGACACTTGTTGCCGATTTGATTTTGAAATTGTATTCGTTTCCAATAACCAAATCCGAAAAAACGAGAGTCGACAACGAAGTAATCACGACCGGTTCACCATCGTTAATGGAATAGGTATAGGAAACAAACGGGTATCCACCGTTGCTACCATTGGACAAAGCAATCGATGCTTGTTTATCACCGTTGGTAATTACGCCAATCACGGGTGCGCTGGGAGCAGTGAAAGGAATCACTGATTCGGAAGCAACCGATTCGAGAGAATCCCCCATACTATTCACTGACTTGAATTTCACGTAATAGGATGTTCCATTCACGATTCCGTTTTGGATGGTGTAAGGGGATTGAACCAAACCAACAGATACATAGGCGCCACCATTGATGGAGTATTTATATCCAGTAACGGGGGAACTGCCATTATAGGAAGCATCCGCGAATTCGACCACCAAACGCGCGTTTCCGGGTTGAATCGATGTAATGGAGGGAGCATCGGGAACAGTCATCGGAATAAAGTTGGGTGATACTTCGGATTCGGGAGAGGAGCCAATACTATTGGATACCAAAAGTTTCACGGAATAGACTTCGCCATTGGTTAATCCGTTTAATACCAAAGGAGATGAAATACTCTCGACAGAAACATACGAAGCATCATTGAGAGAGTATTGTAAATCGGTGAGTGCGTTTCCACCGTTGTTTACTGTGAAAGAAACAGAAGCACCTAGGTTTCGGATAGAAACTCCGGTGATGACGGGTGCGGAGGGAGTGGTGCTGGGAATAAACTCGGAAGATGCTGCCGAACTCACCGATTCACCCGCAATAGTAATTGCCGTCATGGTTAATGTATAGTTCGTTCCGTTGGTAAGACCGGTAAGAACAAACGAGGCATCGAGTGTGGGTAGGGCGACAGCCGACCCGCCGTTTAGACGGTATTTGTATTGTGTAATAGGGGAACCGCCAGTAACAGTTGGTTCGGCAAATTCAACGATTGCGGTTTGGTTTCCAGCAGTAACCGATTGGATGGTTGGTGCGCTGGGTAATGTTTTGGGAACAAACGAAGCAGAAGCAGCAGAATCGAGAGAATCACCGAGAGAATTGGTTGCCTTCATTTTCACGGTATAGGTTGTGCCGTTTGTCAATCCGGTTATGTTGAATGACCCGTCGACTAATCCGATGGAAACATACGACGAGTCAGAAACAGAATTGTTAATGGAATATTTGTATCCGGTAATGACTTCGCCTCCGTTGTAAGGTGGTGTGAAGACGATTTTCGCGGTGGTATCTCCGGAAACAACCGAGGTAATGACCGGGGCAAATGGAACGACTTTTCCGAGAGTAATGGGGCCGTGTGTAGTGGTGGCAGAATCTCCGGCGCCGTTGGTTGCGCGAAGATTGATGCTATAGGTGGAACCGTTCAACAAGTTTGGAATATCGAATCGTGTGCTGGTAAACGAATTGTTGAATAAATCGGATACTTCATAATCTTCTAAAGGGCGGTTGAATAAAGCAAACTCGTCCATTAATCCGTTTAGGGAGCGATCGAAACTATCGGTGGAACCATAATATGTGCCCAAATAGGAACGATATCTTGGATATTGAACGTTTGGATATGCGATTCCGGTTGTCGCGGTTTTAGCGAGAGCACCATTTAGATAAAACTTCCAGTATTGTGGATGAATGACAATAGTATAATGTAACCAACCGAACGCAAGGGGTGTGGTAAGATTGGACGGTGGCGTAGAAAACCCAGCACTGGTAAGACCATGTGAATACGAAACACCTCCTTTCACGACGGTGAATGTTCCATCATTCAACGTAATATTTTCGCCGTTGCTTTCGCCGTTCGGATTGTTGTATCCTCCTAGACGGATGGGGCCAGTGTTCGATTTATTATCATACGAGTTTCCAGGAAATCCGGACATAGCATTCAACGGGAAATGCCAAAACGCGATCGTAATTCCTTCCGAACCGAGAGTGATGGGGGGCAATTGCACATATTGACGACCGCCATTCATATAGACAGCAGACGTGCCGCGCGCGTATGAAGCGGTACTGAGTTGTGCTCCAGCCATCAATTTGGCGTCATAGGTTGGTGTGGGAGAGGCGTAATTTAAAATCGATGTACCCGATAAATCGCCGATATCAAATCTATAATAACACAACGCGTTGTATAGTGGATTTAATGGAACTGAGGTATAGTTTGTATCAGTGGCCAATTTGTATTTGAATACGCTGAGGTCACCTCCTCCATTACTTGGCGTCTTTGCGGTGATGGTCAATTTCTGGTTTCCAATAACAGAACTAACGACAGTAGGAGCAGTTGGTGTAGTATACATTTGCGCAATACTCTGAGCATAGTACGATTCGCCCACCCAACTGATAGTTTTTAACCAAATGGTATAACTTGGCGCAGTCAAATTCGTTAATACGATGGGCGCGGGTGTTACTGGTAAATTTGTATAGGAAGCACCTCCATCAATCGAGTATTTGTATCCAACGATTTCCGTTCCACCGTTCCAGTCAGGGGCGGTGAAATTGATGGTCAATTTTTTATTACCAACAACGACGCTGGTGATAGTGGGAGCATCTGGTTCAGAAACCGATGGATTAGGAGTGACATTTACATTAAACGAAGTAATGAGGCGTTTCGTAGTGATGAAATCAGGAGCATCATATATTTCGAGTGAGGCTGAGCCGGATTGAAACATGACCGCGTTCAAAAAGGTGTAGGTGAATGAATCCTCGGGACACGTCCAAGTGGATACAAGGGTGTTTCCACTATACAAGGCGTATTTTCGTCCGCGGATGGCCATTCGGTCAGGATTGGTGGTGGTGTATGTCACGGTGTTTCGGGAATATTGTGTTCCAGGAGATGCTGAGGATGTATCGGGAGTAATGGGGTATTCTACAGAAATAAATCCGGTATTATTTGGGTAGAAATACAAGTGTTTGTTCGCTGGTTTGGTGGCGAAATTGGCGGTTGCGTTCCCTTGTTGGTAGCCAGTTGCTCCAAGAATCACCATCGATGAGTCATAACGAGTAAGGAGGTATCCCTGTGGACAAGCATATACAGACGCGATATTGGATGACATGAGATTGTGAATTTGGGTAGTTTTTGCTGAGGCAGTTGGAAAAGTAGCGGATGGATAATAGGACGCATATGGTTCAGAAACATATCCCCACCAAACAAACGTGTTGTCTGTTTTTAACGCACCAATAGAGTTTTGCGTACTATACAACCGACATACGTTGTTGAGATTTGCGCCTGCGGGAAGACCCCATTCGGCATGTGTTAGACTACCACCGTAATGGGCACCTCCTCCCACTACAACTGTCCCATTTTGGATATAGGCAAACGCTCCGTCGTTAATGACGAAATCCGTAACGTTGTTGATGATGGTGGGTGCGCCAGATGAATTCGTGTAAGACAACAATACGTTGTTGCTGAGCAACATATAAATCTTGCCGGACGAGTACGTTTGGGGTGGTTTAACGACACTCACACCTTCGGGCATCGTGTAGTGAAATGATGAACCAGCAATGTTGGTGATTTGTTTGGTTTTATTCGCGACTGAACGAATACAGAAATCAGACCCATTACATACATACCCATCTACAATTGGATTCGTGTTAATGCTCGTGTTTGAGAATACACCGTATGTTCCCATTAAGACAAATGCACTACCATCGTTTTTAATAAACAACTGGTTTGCGCGATCCGTTGCTATTTTGACTACTCCCGAACTCAAATAGGCGATTGCGTTTCCGGGAATCTGACCACCAAATGATTTTTGACCAAACGCTATGACCTTACCGGTATTGGTTAAAGCAAACACAGACTCAGTCGATGAATAAATATTCACAACGTTTGTTAATGTGCTGCTAACATCCGAATATCGGAGGAATCCGGCTGTATCTGTTGTGGTTGCGATTAACCCCCATGAAATAACAACACCATCCGAACGTAATGCTGCAAATGAGTTGTTTGTGCCGACGATTTTGGTGATATTGTATAGTTGGGATTGAACCGACGACGAATCTCCACCATAATTGGTTACGGTATCTGTTCCATATTTATAGGTGCCATAAGTAACAACCGTTCCGTTCGATCTTAGAACAGCAACGGCAGTATTGGTAACGGTTCCAGACATTACAACCGAGACAACATTCGAAATATCCGCAATTAATGGGTTGGAAATCCATTGACCTCCGGGGACTTGACCGTTGGCAGTTGATCCTAAAAACGCGGAATATTTGCTATCCGAAACAACACCCGCGCTTGCGGCTGGTAAAACAAAAGGCGTGTAGTTTGGGTATCCGTTGGTGTTTGTTGGAGGAACAGTGGAAAAGAAATTGTGTTTATATTGTAGAATTTCGGGAGTAAAATACAAACCAATTGTATCTACGTTATGACTTTCCAACACGAAATTACCATCCATACCAGTAATGTCAATCGAAGCACGAACAGGGACAATCGTTTCTTCCATTTTGGCAATAGCGTATCTCCAGTTCACATCGGACCATAAATCGCATGCCAATAAATCGACATTTTCCACCCCATTGGTTTTCAACCAACGCACAAACGCCAAGAATTCCGACCAAGAATTCATCTCGGGATCGACATTCGAGAGTTGTTCCAAGATGGCAGGCGACATCGCGTCAACCAATTGGAAAGTGGGCAATCCGTATTTGTGCTGGACAATGGCTACGGATGTATACGATTTGGTTATATACCCTTGTAAGGTAGCGAATGAATCGCGGAAATAATCAAACACGATGTTGTCTGTTTCAGGAGTGAGTGTTTCGATGATGCTCGACACATCAGGGACGCGTGAATCGATTAATATGAGACGTGCCATATTATACTATAGTCAAACATTATTGAAAACACAAAAAATACAAATGTGGTTTTTGTAAAATTTTCGATAATACTCTCGAAAAACGTATAAAAACGAGAGTGTATCTATGATATTCAAGAAACGACATCGCCAAACAAACGAATGGAAACGCAGGATTGGTCCGAAGAATGTAAATCGATTGTTTCGAATCTACAAAAAAGTATTCAGGAACAATCCCCGTCAGATTTCCACCCTCCATTCTCTACGCGCGCCCCTTCATCAACACCTGACGGAATACGTTCCCGATATTCGTTTCTATCTCCCCGAAAGCAATTTCTACTCTTGAATGTTCATTGTGCGAAGGAACTGAATCATATATATTGCCGAAAGGATATCCAATTCAAACACAATATTGTGTATAATACACAGATTCCATATACAATACAATTTACACCCGATACGCGAACGGTTTCGATGATACAAGAATATAAAGAGATGTATATGGAAAACACCTAAAGATAGGAATCTTCCAAAAGAAAATCCCCAAACTCCTACGAACTTCGTTCTCCGGAGTTTCCTTGTATTCCTTCGACTCCGTCTCCGGAATACTTCGCAAAATACAAACTATATAAAAATAATACGCACCAAAAGAATATAAAGATAATGTGCGTTTTTTACTATAGAAACATCATAAATGGATACGATGAGTACTCCTGAACACCAATACGATTTGCTTGGTAAATGGAATTTGTATTACCATTTACCACAGGATAAAAGCTGGGATTTGTCAAGTTATAAGCCCATTATGGGAAACATCGAACGTGCGGACCAATTGGTCGCCTTGAATGAAACATTACCTGAGAATATTATACGTTTTTGTATGTTGTTTGCGATGCGTAAAGGTATCGCGCCTATGTGGGAAGACCCCCAGAACCGTAATGGTGGTTGTTTTTCATACAAAGTCATCAATAAACAAGTTGTCGATGTATGGAAAACGTTGATGTATGCAATGTGTGGCGAAACGTTGTGTGTGAATCCAAAATACAATCATTTGATTAATGGTATTACCATTTCTCCCAAAAAAAATTTCTGTATTGTGAAAATCTGGTTGAAAGACTGTAGTGTACAAGACCCCAATATTATTATTCCCATTTTTAATTTAACAAAACAAGGTTGTTTGTTTAAGAAACACGCGCCTGAATTTTGAAAAATCCCGTCTTGATGTATCTAGGTAGATTGTATATGTTCTATAATTTTCTTATCAAAAAATAAAAAATATTCATATGATTCCGAAAGGAGAATCTTATGAATTTTCGCGTGGAGATATCGAATACTTTTTGTGAAGAAATCCGTATAACATCACGTCATCAGTCTAATAAATCGAGACTAGTTTTTGTTTTTGTACGCTGGTTTGGAATACTTTTTGAATATCGGAAAACATCTTTGTATCGTCATCCTCATGCGCAATATATTTTTCAATACGCTGAAACGTTTCCAAAATGTCTGTCGAATTTCCGATGGTATAATACCCATCATCATCGGATTTGTTTAATAGCGCATACACTCCACTCATATTGTAATGAATAAACAGATTCAACATATCCATATTCGAAAACAACATCATAAAATCGGGAAGGGTATGACAATTGTGTATGTTTAAATATTCCATCAATCTCGAGAGTTGGGTTTCTAAATAGGAATCGTTGGCCCCATTTGCCAACAACGCATCGTATTCGTTTTGTAAATATGCAATGGATGCTTTGGCAACTTCCTCTCGAAAATTCTCCCAACGAGTATATCCACAAGTATACATTACACCTTCGCAATTAATACAAATACCCATCTTTTTCGTTTATAGGTTATAAAAACAGATTTTGTTTATATGTTATTTGGAAACATATATATTTTGTAATATTCGGAATCTTGAACCCAAATATAAGTTATTGAAAACAAGATAAAGGAATGGAAATACCGTTGTATACTATATAAACTACCTATATCCATCATGTTGTTTCTTTTGGGTTTTACTTTATTATTGTCTTTTACTGGAACGGTGGTTTCAGTTGACACGGAATGGCAACACTTTGTTCATTTTCAAGAATCATTTGGCAAAAAATACGAATCGATCATGGAATTGGAAAAACGATTCGCCATATTTAGCAAAAACATACGTACTATTTTTGCCCATAATGCAAACCCTGTCCAAAATTTCACGATGGGAATCAACCAATTCACCGATTTGACTCCCGAAGAATTCAAACTCCAATACATTCAAGGATTACAATCCCGCGTTGGTAGTTATGGATGTAAATCGTATTCGAGTAGTGCTTCTGGTGTTCCCGATACCGTCGATTGGCGTCTTAAAAACGCGGTTACTAGTGTGAAAGACCAAGGACAATGTGGCAGTTGCTGGACGTTTTCTTCTACCGGGGCAATTGAAGGTGCCTGGGCTATTTCGAAATCCCAATTGGTCGATTTATCCGAACAACAATTGGTGGATTGTGCTAGTGGTATTCCGTATGGAAGTCGTGGATGTTCTGGTGGTCAGATGGAAGGGGCGTTCAAGTATGTGATTGAAAACGGACAATGTTCGCTTGCGTCGTATCCATATACATCCAAGGATGGAACATGTCATAGTTGTGCTCCCACAGTTCACCTTTCGTCGTGTTCGGATGTTGTACCCAACGACCAAGTTTCTTTAAAAGGTGCCGTTGCCCAACAACCCGTTTCTATTGCGATTGAAGCCGATACACGATATTTCCAATCCTATTCATCGGGAGTGTTGACCAGCACCAGTTGTGGAACCAATTTGGACCACGGAGTCTTGATTGTTGGATACGGTTCTGAAAATGGCCAAAAATATTGGTTGGTGAAAAACAGTTGGGGAACCACATGGGGGGAAAAAGGATACGTGAAAATCGCACGTAGTGATAGTCGTAATGACCCTGGTATTTGTGGTATTTCGATGGACCCCAGTTTCCCGAGTGTGTAATCAACGATACCTTTGCGAAGAAATCCGACACGCTTTATGTAATATACAATGATACTACATAAAACAAAAACACAACACACCACTACATATATGAAGGTTTACATTTATGAAGGAGGTAAAGGTGCCAAACACAATTTGATTTCACCGAGAGAAGCAACATCGTATTTCATAATCAAGGGCAAATCGTTTCCGAGATACATTTCCAAATGACTACATAAAGGTGTACATTTGATGAAATGGCTGAGAGATTTTAGCGAAAACTCACCCTGGATAACCACCGATGCGCCGGGTTTTTGAATAAACTCCATGTATCCATCCGATTCGCAACGTTGAATCCGTGAACTTGCGAAATTACCTTCACATGAAAAAATCAACTCATTACCAACCGACTTGATTTCGATTCGGTCTGAAATACCATTCAAATCGCGGATAATTTTCTGGAAATCGGCAGTAGGTAGATTGATAACGGTAGAATATTCCACATCGGGAACGACAAATTCTTCCGTATCGGGTTCAATCAATCGCAATTTCTGACTATAACATTGTTTGATATCGCCATTGTCGTATTGTAAACCTAAATGGGATACAATTCCGTCGTGATAATCGCCCTTTTCAATAAACATCGTCAAGGTATCATCGTTGGACATCGTAGATATCACTTTGAATAAATGGAGAGTATTGGCACAAACGATGATTTTGTCGGGATGGCACACATATTGTTCGAATTTATGCGCACGTAATACGACATTCACCAAAATAGTATGGGTTTTATCGAAATTGATGATTTTCATCCCGTTTTTAGTGAACGTGATGGTCGCGTCGGTCAAAATGTCCTTGATTGCCGTAATCATATTCCGAATCGGCTGAATCTGGACAGTTTTTATAGTCAATACGTTGTTTGCTTCATTCATCCTGCGTTTGTTTCGTAATATAAAAATACAGGCCGGTATTTTTATATTCTATTTTGTATATTATATATTCTATAATACGAATACGTTTGAATACCAGTAATCATAGTGTGGTATATTATTATATATCATATCGTTTGTATTTTTATTCAAACATGTATCCCGTAATTGTATGTATTGCCAAAAAAGAACACGATTATATTGAAGAATTTGTAAAATATCATTTAGCAATTGGGTTTTCACACATCTTTATTTATGACAACGAAGACCAGCCAACATATGCTACTATATTACAAAAATGTGCTGGACATGAACAAATCACCGTCCTACATTTACCTGGAAAACATCCGAATATACCGATCCAAAACGTTGCTCTACATCATTTTATGTCGAATGTCATGAATATACCGGAGATAACACATATTGCCCATATTGACATCGATGAATTTATTGTTCTCAAGAAACACGCCAACATTTGTGATTTTATTCGAGAGTATATTGTCGGGGATTGTGCTGGTATTGGTATAAACTGGCGGTTTTTCGGGTCATCGAATCATACGGAAAAATCGGCTGAACCGGTTACACAACGATTTACGATGTGTGGAGAAAACGGGAGTAAAAATATAAAGACAATCTTCCAAAAAGACAAATACGTTCGATATAGGACGGTTCACGATATTGTTGTGAATAGCGGGCATATTTATTCAACAAAAGGACACGTTATCGACGGGCCATACAACGAAGATATTGACTTTAGCGTTATCCAAATAAACCATTATAAATCGAAAACGTTGCCCGAATTCCGATTCATTCGTCAAAGAGGAAGAGCCGACGTGGTGATACAGGAATATGAAGATATTGATAGCAATTTTCGTCAGTATGATATAAACGAAGTCGAAGACATTACTGCAAAAGAATTCTATGCCCGCGTTTTAGAAAGAGACGCGCGAACTGGAATATACGAATCACCTAACCAAGCAGACACTCCGTCGCTCCCAGAATTGTTATAAATAAACCGCGCCATTTTCGTAAAACACGATTCGGTTTCCATGTTTCCGATACACCAATCCGCCATTGCCAATACCACAAAATCCGTTAGTGTATCTATATTCATTTCGCGTTTCGATACACCATAGAATTCGTATACTTCTTTCGGTAACATATGCGACCCACTACATTTTTCCGTTCCCATATCGATTTTCGATATACAATTCTCCGGATTGGTATGAATCGATGCCGGATGTTGTGATATCCATCTATCTACCATCGTTTTCATATCACTGACCACATAGACTCTCGAAGTTTGATATTTCGGGAGTATGGAAAACTTCGTCATCGTTTTATCCACCGACGTTTCCATCGGTTCCGCAATACGATCCGTTCCACGCAAATGAACCGCGGTAAATGGCAATACTACATTGGCGAGATTGGTCTGTATTGCGTCAGACACCACCTTCGTACATCGGATATTTCGTAACAAATTGGTAATGTGGTATTTTCGGAATCCGTTTTTGATGATCAAAATATCATACTCTCGTTTTTGGTAATCGGTCAACATATCTTCCGTTTTACTTGCCGTATGTTTCATACTAATATATTTCGTCATCGGAGAAACCAAATCTGCAACCGTCCACGACGGCGGATAATACGTTGCCCCCGATTGTATGCGTTCAGCAACTACATCGATCGTGGTAGTTTCTATACCCAAAATATCGAAATAATCGTGGAAATCGGTATCTCCATGTCCCCACATTTCGTCGCGCCAGTCTACACACAAAATTGCGTCATTTATTAAACAGTATTGTAGACTATGCGAGAGTATTTGTAATCGATCCGCGAATCCTTCCCATCCTTTCACAACTAGAATTTGTTTTGACATTTCCAAATAAATATGTATTCTTTATTTGGAAACACGTGTTTATATATTTTTGTGTTTTTGTTTATACGGGCAAATATTGTAAAACGGAATTCTCGTAAATAGTTGCGCGAAATGTATCGTTATAGCCTTCTACATATACCGTATCGCCGTTGGAAATACTATCACATCCATATTCGCCCGTACAACTACGTCCATTCACACTAATCGGGAGTTTAGTGTTTAATGCTCCGGCCGTGTTCGACATCGTATAATATTGCCATTTATCGCGACCATTCCATAAATTACGCCCCATCAACGGGAGAATCATCGTTCCCTTGTCGTTTTTCGTTAAAATGCCTACTTGGGTGTAGGGCAAGTTTGCCGAATTGGTCTTGATGTTCACGGGAATACTCATGGGAGTTCTTACGTCGACCTGCGGTCTTAGATCGACTTGTGGTCTTACTATAAGGTCTTGTTTATAGGGCGGATTATAAGGATCGCTTATCGATGGTGGAGAAGTATTGGCGACAATAATAGTAGGCATACTATTCGATGGATATTGCGCCGGCGTATGTCGGGGCTGTTTCAAGATACAAACATAATACAAATACACCACCATAATACCAATGACAACGACTAAAAACAACGTCATATTTTCAACACAAAACAAACCAGGAACACATTTTTTTCCCATTTTTCAGTAAGACAAAATAAATATATGTTATACGGTTATTTATTTCGTAGGGGGTGTTTATTTGAATAAACGGTCCATATTCACGGCGACCTTATATAGATGTGGTTTTGCCGGACGCATATATCGAGGCACTTTCACACCCATATCGTAACCGAATTGTTTGCCCGCACTCACAATAGGATTGGTATCTTTGGTGACTTGACTCAAACGCAATACCTTGTTATTACATGTATAACATAATTTGATAATCGACGGTGGAAATTTGGTGAGATAAAACCCCAACATCGGATAAATAACGGTATCGTCGGCGTGGTCTAAAAATTCAAAGAATTTGTCATAGATTGGCATCAATTCGTATCCGGTCATATACCAACACATACACGATGTGAATGGGAAGATTAAATACACGACTTTCCAAACACACCATATAATATGCGACACGAAACAAAACGGTAATGTCATAAAAAAGGTGATTATACATCCCAAGTATTTCACAACAAAAATGATGATGGAAAATAGTATCGTGGCAATGTCCTTTACTACTAAATATGTACTGAGAATCATCCCGTCTAATCCAGTCGCTACGGATTTACCCGCCCCATCAATCGCGTTGGTGATTAGTTTGAATTTCCCGGGCAATTGGGTCATCATGACGAACATTTTTATCAATCCATCCCACATACTATCTTTCGACCGTTTTGTTTGTATCGCGCTACCCCCTCCCAAATTCATACTACCTTTTCCGAACCCCCCATTCGCTTGAAAGGACATACCGGAATTCAAATTGGAAAGAACCTTCTCCATTTGTTGCGTTGGCAGTTGTAGAGAAGTAACATTGAGACTTCCAAGAGGCATACTTGCGGCAAACGTACCGACGGGGTCTGAAGATAGAGACGACGAGGATACAAATCGCCCGTTATTTGTATTGTCGGTAGCATCTATAAGCGTACGCGACACTTGGGTCGTATTCGATTCTGGTATACTCATCGCGTGTTGTTATTATAGTGTAAAGAGAAAACACTATTGCGATTTTACAATGAAATAACAACACCTAAATCTTGAATATACTTGCAAAATTCTTTCCAGCCGATATGAATTTATGGATTGGTTCCATGAATCTTCGCGGAATTCGACTAGTGACGGCATTCATCATATTTATACCCGTATCGGTTACTTCTCGTTTATTGGTCTTTACAGAGCATGTATAACACATTTTCTGAATACATTTTGGATATTGTAATAAATGAAATCCAGTAAATTCATAAATCATTTCTTCAATCTGGATGATCATATCGTATACTTTCATGATAATTTGGACCAACCCGATTCCAAACGTTTTCTCGAAAAACAAAGCATCTAATAAATTCAAAAATGAAAACAACAATAAAAAACAAATAATAAAAACAATATCAATGACGTAAAAAATAACACACGAATTAAAATTCGACATATTTTCGAGGAAACATACCAACAAGATAAACGCAAACTTGAATCCCTCTACGCTAAAACTAAAGAAACTTCTGAAAAAATCGAATAGATTGATTCCTGTATTTATCAATGCTTTCTGTAACCCCACCATCAAATCCGCCGCACCGGCAGCCAGATTTGGGCCTTTCGCGATAACGTTCATCCCAATCGGGACAATCTTGAAGATTTCCATCAAATCAAACCCTTTTTTCAATCGTTTTGCGTTGGCAATATTTTCTTTTGATTCGGCGTCGTTGGGATCGCTACTCTCGTCCTCGGCATCCCTCAAAGCACGTTCTTCATCCGCTTCGGATTGTGCTCGTTTCTTTTGTTCTTCCGTTTTATTCGAGACATTTTTCAATGTATCGGTAGTATACGTTTTCGCCGAGTCGGATGCCGATTTGGCTGCGTCCGATAACGAACCCGCAAGATTCGATAAATACGTTGTCGGAGATTCTTTCGGTATTTGTTCTCGTCTATTTAAATTCCCGATATTAATCGACATTTTTTCGGATGATTGATTATATAATTCTTTATATATTCCGTCGAGATACGATACGCCAAACTCTTTCGAACAGAGTTCTCACGATCTCTGAAACCTATTTCAAGATTCTGGCGTCTATATTTCTTCTCCTTTTTCGAGAGTATTTCTGTAAATACAAATACTCTCGAAATAATCGAAAACGAAAACACCACACCTATATGGCGTTTATTTGTTTAACTCATTGATATAATTTGCGCTCTCTTCAATCTTGGTTGCTAAAGTTCCGGCTTTGTCCATATAGGGTTGAATTTCTTGAAATCCATCGACGATTTTTGCCTGAACATCCAACAACTCCTTTCCATCTTCAATGATTTGACTCTTTTTCTCCTGAATCACGGAATCTTTGTTCTTCGAGTCCTTTATCTTTGAATCGGATTCCATTCCCTCCTCTTCTGAAGATGCTTTTTTCTTGTCAGAATCTTCTTCTTCCTCTTCGGACGATTCTTTGCCTTCCATTCCCTCCATACGTCCAGCCGACATACCGACCTTCAATAGATTGGTAATGGCGACAGCAATAAACAAAATCACCATCATATTCTTGCTAAAAAACGACGCGAGGAATCCGACCAAGATGAACACCGCAACGTATTTGTAGTCACCACTCATCGCCAATAAATACAAATTCACGAGCGCAATCACAAACATCGCGTACAACACCCAACGGTTATATAACAATGAATTTGCGCGGGGTTTCGGCATACGAAACTTTAATTTGCGTATTAATTCAGCCATTTTCTCTTTCATTATTATTCACGAAGTATATATTTGTTGTATAAAAATATTTCCAACATATCTTTCACTTTTTCCCCTTCTTTTCTATGTTCTTTTTGTAATTCGAGAGTCGATATATAATGTTCTAAATGTTATTGCAATACTCTCGGATATTTGTGTTTATAAGTTCACTACGTTTATGAATCCACTACGTTGGGAAATAACCATTTGTCTACCGTCGTTCTCACACAAAACGCGCGATGTAATACAATACCCAATAAAAATGCCCCACCAATGGTCGCCTGAATATTCCACCATGGAACAAACCATCGAATTGCGTATCCAATTATTCCACCTACTAGTATCGTGGATAGAACATCGAATATAGCAATATCCAAGACGCGATGTCGATGAATGCCTTGGCCTGGTTTTCCGAATATATCCTTGTATTTACACAAACCCATCATTTTATACTTTACACCTACATATTGTGAAGAACTCTGCATACGCTATTGCGGAGTCTTATAGACATGGTTTGTCTATTTTTCGAGAGTATGAAGTATTCCTAAAGAATCGTCAAATTGTCGTTTGAGGTCTATATATAGAAAATAAACTCCGCAAAATAACTTAAACGGTTATCGACTGAAATACTACTCTATTAAATCTGGTTAGTATATTATTTAGGAAGAATGTCTGAAATCGCCGAACCTCTGCTCCATTCCGACGAAAGTCGTTATGTTATGTTTCCTATTCAGGACGATACCATCTGGAAAATGTATAAAAAACAAATCGATTGTTTTTGGCGCGCCGAGGAGGTCGATTTGTCCAAGGATTTGACCGATTGGGGGAAATTAAACGCGGACGAAAAGCATTTTATTTCGATGGTGTTGGCGTTTTTTGCCGCGTCGGACGGAATTGTAATGGAGAATTTGGCGATGCGTTTTATGGGAGATGTCCAGTTATCAGAAGCACGAGCGTTTTATGGATTCCAAATTGCGATGGAAAACATTCATTCCGAAATGTATAGTTTATTAATAGACACCTATATCCAAGATTCCGCGGAAAAATCGAGACTGTTTAGTGGCATTCAGAATTTCCCGTGTATTTCCAAGAAATCCGATTGGGCAAAACGATGGATTAACGACAATCGCAGTTCATTTGCTTCGCGTTTGTTGGCGTTTGCTTGTGTCGAGGGTATTTTCTTTAGTAGTTCGTTTGCGTCCATTTATTGGATTAAGAAACGGGGATTGATGCCGGGATTAACTTTGTCGAATGAGTTTATTTCGAGAGACGAAGCATTACATACCGAATTTGCCATCTTGTTGTATTCCAAATTAACCAAGAAATTGGCAAAAAAACGCGTCTACGAAATCATTCACGAGGCTGCTGAAATCGAAAAGGAGTTTATTACCGAAGCGTTGCCTTGCCGATTGATTGGTATGAATGCCAACTTGATGTGTCAATATATTGAGTTTGTTGCTGACCGTTTGTCTCTTCAGTTAGGATACGATAAAATATACAAATCATCGAATCCATTTGATTTCATGGAATTGATTAGTATCGAAACCAAAGTGAACTTTTTCGAACGCACGAATTCGGAATACGCGTTGGCAAATAAATCCGTAGATAAAGATTGTTTTGATTTTGTTGCTGACTTTTAGAAGGGATGGGTTGGATGGGAGTATTCGTAGATACCATAGTTAATGTTTCACACATACTAGGTATATCGGTAGTATAATTGTATATTAACAAAAGTTGACAATATCTTATTTATAAAAATGTGTGAATATTATATAATCACACATTTTTATAATGGAACAACCCGCAAATAATACAGTAATATTAAACAATATAATAAAAAATATTTCGAATTATTTACCATTATATGCGCCAGATATAGATGAAAACGATCAGTTATTGCGCGATAGTGTTATTGTTGATAATAAATTTAAGAATAATACGAATGTTCAACCAGACAACAACACACCTGATAAAACTGAAAAAATTAGCAATATACAAGCGTATATTACAGACATCGATACCAAATTAAAGTCTATCTCAGGGATAAATGACATTAGTATTTTTAAAACATATAATGGTATTTATAATAATTTGCTTACCATATGTAAGTTATCACAATTAAAACTAGATTCTACACCGTATAATTTATTTGAGATAATCAACAAAATAAAGGAAAACGTCAAACAAAATGTCAATAATTCACAAAAATTTATAATTTTTACAAAACTACCGCCACACGCAATGATTGCCTCGAAAAATATTCAAACAAACCCCCAACAAAATAACGATAAACAACAATCTGACAACTACATATCGGAAATTAAAACGATGTATAGTAATTTATACAATTTTATTGCGTTCTACGTAAACATGCAATTAATTATAGAGCATACACCAGGCATTATAAATCCAAACGATTCAAAATTAACCGGTTTCATAAATAATCAGTTTATATCCATATCCAATAATGTGTTTTCGAATAAAACGAATAGCGTTATAATGGGATTAGCCGATAATAGCCCAGACGTTAGTAAAACCAACCCATTTGATACCGAATATAATATATACTATATAAGCAGTTCGTTTACAAAAGCAATAAATATAGATATACAAAAGAATTCAAATGAACAAAACTTTCAAATTCCGCAAGAAATTATCAAATATATAAACTATATGTACTGTTGGATTTCTTTTGTAAAACCATTTTTTAATAACGACAATAAACTAAACGAATATTATAACAAGTTATTTACCAACTACAATAATGGAAACCTTAAAAACACAATAATACAAAACTTAACCGATGTATATACATCTATACAAAACATACAGCAATCACAACAAACCCCCGTAAAAGATTGGGTTGATAACAAGTATACAATTTTAAAAAATTCATATAGTTCAAGTATCCGTACAATAATTGACGAGTATAAGAACTATATATCCGGAATGTACAATATTATTAACATTAACAAATCGAACACAGCAGTTACTAGCAACACAAGTAGTAATTATACAGAAAATAATGTTAACGGTGAAAAAGATAATTATGAGTTTTATGTAATGGCTGATTTAAATTTGACTGTAGGCTTGGTGGGTACCCAGCAAATTCCAGTAAACACCGGTGAAGAGAAGTTCATACAAATAAGTAATACAATGAATAAGGTAATATCACAAAATTACAGCAACAACGAAACAATAAAAAAAATCGTTAAAATTTTATTTAGTTATTACAATTCAGAAAATGTTACAATTAACAAAATCGATTTTATAACAAAATCCTATTATTTCGACAAAAAATTTTCTACATTTTATAATGAATTTTTCACAAGTATTA